ATGCCAGAATACAGCTACGCATGTGATAATTGTGAACACAGGTGGTCAATCTTTTGTGACCGATCAAAATATAAGGACAGACGTAAATGTCCTTCTTGTAAAAAGATAAAAACTGTCCATCGAGATTTTGAAGAAGATGATTTCTATAGCTCTATAAAGCTATCTCTTACAGAGGTAAAGACACTAGGTCACTACGCCGATAAACAAAGCAAGAAACTCGGAAAGAATAAAGTTGAGGAGATGATAAGGAATCAGAAGACCAAGACGAGAGATACTCTATCCGAAAAACTTAATGAGAACATGTCCAAGATGGACAGACCAAAAGACCCTCCTAAGTGGACAAAAAATACATCTAAAAAGAAAAAGAGAAAGAAAAATAGATAATGGAATTTAAAATAGATAAAAACAAATCCGATTCCAACCAAAGTGTTGCTGATGTTTTTACGATCAAAGGAAAGCAATCCTTCGTAGATGACGAGGGTTATCCCAGATTAGATGAAGACGATCAAGATAGCTATAAAGCTTTTGCTAAGAAAGTTACTGTAGGTCAAAGGTCTAAATACTATGTTAAAAGGGGTCGTCACGGCAAGCTTTTTAATCCAATAGGACTGTACTCAGAGGGTACTGCCAAGAAACAGCTTCGTCATGCAGGAAAGCCAGAGTGGGAATATAAAGAAACCACTCAAGAAGTATTTAATAAGTATATTAAATTTTTAAAAACTAGAAATGTTGCTTGGTTAAACAACGCAGAAAGAGAGTAATAATGGGTAAGTTATCAAATGCCAAAAAGCTAACGGATGCAGAAAAGTATGCTATTCAGGGAATGTCTACTAATGGAATGTCTACTGGAGATATCGCAAAGTCTTTATCAAGAGATATTTTATTGGTAGAATCTTACCTTGAAGAATATGAACAAGAATCAAAAGATACTAATATTACAAAGACAGCCAATGGAAGAGAAGGCGTTGCTATAATGACAGAGGCTACATCTCAGAGAGTGGATGAGATGAGAAAGAAAGGTCAACAAGCACGAGAAAGAAACCCTGCATTACATAAGATTAAATAATGGCAAAAAATAGGACGGAAAAAAGTAGATACCCATCCCGATATTCACCTGAAGGATGGGTTTCTGCTTCTCAATATATAACAGAATTGATCTGCGAGAAAAAAGCTCGTGTAGACAAGAAGGAGCTCCCGATAAAGTTTTGGGAGATTAAGGATTGGTGCAAATATTATAAGTACCAGATCACTCTTGCAAACAAGCTTATAAAATCACATGGTGAAGATGTTGTTATTGCAGCATTGAAAGATAATCGTTGTTGGTCTACCTATTCTTTAAGAGCTCCAAGGTTAAAGCAAGTTATTGAAGAAAAAGAAAAAGAAAAAGTTGAGAGAACACAAAACACAGAGTATAATATTAAAGACTCAGAAGAAGTCAAACATAAGACAAACAATAACCAGAAATCAATTATTTCTAAGTTAAGGGATTTGGATGAATAAAGACATTGTCAAAGAATATGGTGATGTTCTTCATGACCCCTCTTCCATTATAGATAGACCTCTGGAAATTCTATCTGTTGGACCCAAATTAGATATAGCTCTGGGAGGAGGAGTGCCTGAGGGTTCGTTGTTTATAATGACCGGCCCTGAGAAGGTAGGGAAGACAGTAACTGCGCTCACGTTTTGTGCAAACGCGCAGAAGCACTATCAGCGTAAGGTTTACTACGCTAACATAGAGGGTCGCCTAAAAAGACGAGACCTAGAAGGCATTATAGATTTAGATCTTGACTCAGAAAAGATGCAGATCATCGGCTCTACAGAAGGAAATATTCTGTCTGCTGAAAAATATCTTAGCATCATTGATAACATTGTCCACACACAACCCGGATCTTTAGCTGTGGTAGACTCTTTCTCAGCGCTGTCTAGTGAAGCAGAGCTCACAGGAGATCTTTCGGACATGCAGGTAATGAGTGTTCAAAAGGTTTTAGCAAAGTTTTGCAGACGAATCTCCAATGTTCTCCCAATCAATCGAGTAACCGTAATAGGTATCACTCACCTGATGGCAAACTTACAAAGGTTCGGAAGAGGCAAGGCAAAAATTGAAAAATCAGGGAGTGCCTTGAAGTATCAGGTTGATGTGAAGCTACATGCGAGCCACTCGGTTCCTCTAATGCAGGGAGACACTCAGATTGGTCAGACAATACACTGGCAGATCACAACTTCCGCCATAGGTCCTCCGGGGCAAAAGGTAGAAAGCCACATTAGATATGGAAGAGGGATATGGAAGGAAATGGAGCTCGCTGACCTTATGATAGACTTTGGACTTGTTTCCAAAGCCGGAGCTTGGCTGAAGCTTCCCAATGGAGAAAAAATTCAAGGGAAGGCAAATCTAGCTAAGTATTTAGACGAACACCCAGAAGAGTATAAGATGTTTTTAAACGAAGTATTTTCTATGGTAGGAATTGAGAATCATGAAGACTAAAGTTCTTGGAACGTTTGAATGTAGACTATATATTGGATCTATCTACGAAGACTCTAAAGCTTTTATTTATGAACCTAAACTATTCCAAGAAATCCACCGAGTACAGACAGCTTTTGGAAAGCCTGTGCCAGTCAGGGTCACAAAGACCACATTTGTTTGTGCCCCCAAGTATATAGAAGATGGGTGGGAAATAGCAGTCATCAATTACCCAAGAGCCAAAACAGACCCAGAGATCATCGAAGAGTTCATGGAGATGCTAGCTGAGGATTTCATGGTTACACTTAAGCAGAAGAGAATAACTCTTGTAACGCCCAGTATATCAATTATGTACGAATCAGAGGCTTCATACATGCCTTAAGCAGTAAGTTAGACTTCTTAGCTGCAAATGTATGAGAGAACAAAAGTCGGGGTTTCATTCGCACCTCATCCAGTAGGTTTCTAGTCCTTCCTATCTGCGAAGCGAGTGTTGAGACAAAAGGACCTTTTATTATTCAAAACTTATTTTAAGGAGTAGAAAGATGGAATCTTTTATACGAAATGTAAAATTTTACGGACTTCAATATACGTCCGAATTCGAAGAGATGCTTAGTCTCACAAACTCTCTCTTGAACGACCTATCTAATCATATCAGATCGGAATTACTATCTGGTAAAATGCTTGATATCCACTCTATGGGAAAAGAGCAATATGTGACAATGGATTACTCCGCCAGTAAAGAAGACGCTCTCACAAGGGCTAGATATAGAGATACGATTCAATTTATCTTAGATAAGTATCCCATCAAAGAGAAAAGGAAAAGTCTTGAGAGGAATATCGTTGGTTATGTGCTTGAGAGATTTGCAGGATACTATAAACGTAATTCAAACGACAAGGTTCCTACTATAACATTTAAAAACAAAGATATCAAGTACAAGGATAGAAGCGTTGTATTGGATGCTAAGAAAAAGACGCTCACATTTCCCACTGTATTTGGAGACTATACTCTTAATTACACAGATAACGTTAAAGGTCACATGCTGGAGTCTGGAAAATACGCAGGTAACTTAGTTGTTAAGAAAAAAGAATTTGTCATAGCGATTGATGTTCCGTTCGTTGCCCAATATACACCAGAGACAGTTCTGGGATTTGACTTGAACAAGAGCCTTAATAATTGGCTTGTATTTAACACGGGTGATGTAATCAGGGGTGATGAGACGATCTATAAACATATAGATGAGATTAGAAAGCTAAATAAAATAATCGACAATAACAATAAGGGAGATTTAAAAAGTTCCCAAAGGTCGGCTTTCAGGAGAAGGGTACAGAACAAGCACAAGAGTTTTAACAAAGAAATTTCCAAAGTCTGTAAAAAGATTGTAGATGTTGTCAAAGATAAGAAGGCTTTACTTTGTATAGACATGGTAAAGACCGGCCAGAAGATGGGCACTTTTGGTCAAGATAAAATTATACCTCAGCTACAGACTATGTGCGAGAATCAAGGAGTTCCATTTATAGCTGTTCCATGTAGAAATACCTCAAGAAGATGTTCGTCTTGTGGGTATGTTCATAAAGATAATAGAAAAACAGTTGATGAATTTAAGTGTCTTAAATGCGAGCATGAAGACCTTTCTCATTTTAATGCGGCGAAAAACATTGCCTTTCTTGGGAATAAAATGTTTGAGGCTGGTGTTCCCTGTGGAAATCATGGTAGAATATCTGTAGAGAAACTTATAGAGAAACACGGGTCTCATCAGCACCCGAAACAGCATGTTATGACGTTCATGACTGGAAGTTGATGCGATAGCAAAACGTCGGGGTGTCAAGACCACCTCAAGCAGTATGCTTGGCTCTCATAACTGCAAGGTCTTGTAGAGACAAAGAGCCTTGGAGTCAATATGAAAATCAGAGATTTAAACAATGAGGTTCATACGTGGAAGTTAAGCGGCTACGTTGTGACTGCAAATGACATGCGTCCACGCTCCAAACTTCATCTGGCGGCGAGGGAATTGCTCATTGAGCTTTTTCCCACCGTTCAGGTGTTAGAGGAAGTCCTTACCCCATTGACTAGATATGAAAAATCATATTTTGACTTTTATATAAATACCCTTAAGCTCGCGGTAGAAGTCCACGGACAACAACACTATAAATTTAATTCTCTTTTCCATACCTCAGCACAAGACTTCGCAAACCAGAGGAAAAAAGACAGGCGAAAACAAGAGTGGTGCGAGTATAATAATATTACATACATTGAATTACCATATAATGAAGGTATAGACGAATGGAGACTAAGGATACAGCGAAGGAACGGCTAGAGCAGATCGATTCTGTACTAGACGAGTATGAGGGCAAGCTAGGGATAGGTGGCTACTCTGAGGACTTTCACGACCAGTCTGTAAAGAAATACATGTCTATGCCTAGACAGCAAATGGAAAAGCTAACCGTGGAAGAGTGTGCAGAGGCCGCTCTTCTCCTCGGAGGATTTTCTTTTTACCTGCAAAGATCTTATAATAGAGAAACAGCTAGGGTCAACTGGGCATCTTCTAACCTTAAGAAAATGATATCTGGAAGAGAATCCCAGTATAGCGGCTCATGGGATAGTCAATACTACCAAGCTATTAAAGAAGATGCGTATGCAAGCAAGCTAGACAATATTAAAACCTATGCCCAGCAGAGGGCTGACAGACTTACCTACTTAGCTACTTCTGTCAAGAATTTAAGTGACCTATACATTAACCTTCAGAGATCGAAAATAAATAGACATGGATAAAGAAGAACTTAAAGAACTACTTTCCCAGTTTAGTAAAGAAGAAATACTAGACTTAATACCCGATGAAGAGAAGAAGCCTGTCAATAAAAAAAGAAGGCGGGGAAAAGGGGGGAGAAAAAATAAAAACCCTAGACCCGAGTTTGTTAATAAGTTTGATGAAATGATGCAAGGTATAAGCTTAACGGGTGACGAAAAGAAAGAGTTAAAACAAGCGGAGGAAGCAGACGCTTCCGCTTCCAGTAAAGAAAACCCCTTCAAGGGACGTCGTAATAAAGTTTCTAAAATAGACATTCATTGTAGGTCTTGCCACAGGGAATATAAAATGTATCCATCTCAAATTCACAACAGGGAAAGATGGACTTGTAATAGATGCTTATCAGGGAGACAGGGTTAATGCTAAGCGACCTGCCAGCAGAAAGAGCGATCCTCGCCGGAATATTCAGATACGGAGCAGAGGCGTATTATGATGTCGCAGATATTGTTTCTGAAACATCGTTCTGCGATGAGTCAAACTCCATTCTATACTCCTGTATGAAGCATATCCTTGAGGCAGATGATACAACATCCCTAGATGTCCCCTCAATGCTGTCGGCGGCAAAAGAAAAAGGACTCGCAGACTTTTTTAATAATCAAGAAGTCCAACACATGTCTTCTATCACGAAGTTCCCCGTACTTCTAGAGAACGTGCGAAGATTTGCAGCTAAAATTAGAAAGCTGGAGATTGCACGAATGATGTACGATGAACTTGAAATGACAAAAGAGAGATATGCAAATGTCAAAGGTGATGAACCAATATCCGAGATACTGGGCATAGCAGAAGAGTCTGTAATGAATGTCTCGTCTCTTGTCTCTGGAGCTGACGATGTTCCAACTATGATGTTTGATAATATACATGAGTATGTAGAGGGGTTGTCTGAAACCCCTGTAGACCAGATAGGTATACCTACAGGCTTTTCAAGATATGATTTTGCTATCGGCGGAGGATTAAGAAGAGGGACTGTGAATGTAATAGGGGCAAGACCTAAAACCGGCAAGACATTACTAGCTGACAATATGGGAGTACATATAGCCCGCCAAGGAATACCTGTTCTTAATCTAGATACAGAAATGAGAAAAGAGGATCATCAAAATCGCCTACTAGCTATGCTTTCAGAGGTCACGATTAATGATATTGAAACTGGAGCATTTTCCAAAAACCCTATGAACAATAGAAAGGTACAGGATGCGATAAAAGATATTAGCGATCTCCCTTACTACTTTAGGTCAATAGGAGGGGCTTCATTTGAAGAACAACTAGCAATCATAAGAAGATGGATTAGTCGCGTAGTAGGACTTAATGATAAGGGTAAGGCTAATGACTGTGTTATTATCTATGACTACCTGAAACTCATGGACTCTGCTCAAATCAAAGGAGATATGAAGGAATTTCAGGTCCTCGGATTCATGATGACAGCATTACATAATCTATCTTTAAAGTATGAAGTTCCAGTCCTGTCTTTCATTCAGCTAAACAGGGATGGCATCAGTAAAGAATCGACAGACACAGCCTCAGGCTCAGATAGAATTATTTGGCTATGCTCTAACTTTACAATATACAAGTACAAATCGGACGAAGAGATCGCATCTGATGGCCCTGAGAATGGGAACAGAAAGCTAGTGCCGATCATTGCACGACACGGAGAAGGCTTACAGCCAAGTGATTACATTAACATTACTATGAGAGGCCAGTTCGGTCAAATTATAGAAGGTAAGACCGCTTTTGAATTAGAAGACGGCGTGTCTGACATAAATAGCTTAGAGGAAGATTATGACACAGAAGCAGACATCCCCTTCGTATAAAGGCAAATACGATTTTGGAAAGATCAACTCATTGTCAAAGATAGCAATGAACTATCTAGATGAGATTTACGAATATTTTGGAATAAAGAGATCATATAAAAATGAAATTCTCGTAAAATCATGTTGCCCTATACACGGGGGAGACAACCCAACAGCCCTTAACATGTACTATAATGGAGACTTTAAAATTCACTATAAGTGCCGGACGAGTCAATGTGAAGATCAATTTGGGAATGACTTCATTAGTTTTATCAAAGGATGTTTGTCTAGGTTCAAATACAACTGGGAAAAGAACGGAGACAAAGAGGCTACTTTTTCTGAGGCGGTAAACTTTCTCTTAAAGTTCTTAAACAAAGACCTAAACTCCCTAGAATCAGAAAGCGCTAATATAGAAAAAATGAAATTCGGAAGCATGGTCAATAACCTAAGCTCCGATGATGCCAAAAAGGGCCTTATAAGCAAGGATGAATATAGAAAAAAAGTTGTTATCCCGGCCCCTTACTATTTACAAAGAGGTTTTTCAAGAGAAATTTTAGAAGAATATGGAGTTGGCTACTGTGACAATCCTAAGAAGCCTATGTATGGAAGAGCCATCGTTCCTATCTACGACAATGAATATGAGAATATAGTTGGATTTACCGCCAGAAGCACCTTTGATAAATGCAATCAATGCAACCATTACCACAATCCTTCAGAAAAATGTAGACATTTTCCAAAATGGATGCACAGTAAAGGCTTTCAAAAACAAAAATGGTTGTATAATTACTGGAGGGCTAAGGATGAAATATTAAAGACAGGAGTAGCAATTATAGTCGAGTCTCCGGGGAATGTATGGAGACTTGCTGAAGCTGGAATACATAACGCTGTGGCGATCTTTGGAACGGCTCTTAACACAGACCAAAGATATTTACTAGATGAATCAGGAGCGTTGTCATTAATATGCTTAATGGATAATGATGACGCTGGCCAAAAAGCGGCGAAAAAAATAGAAGAACAATGTTCAAGATTATATAGATTATTTTTCCCTAGTTTTGAAGGGAATGATGTAGCTGACTTGAACATAGATAAAGTTACATCAGATATTAAACCTTTTATTGAAAACGCCATGGGCGTTTATAAGGAGATTTGAATGGCGTTTAGAAATAATGCTATTGAGTACTTGTGGAGAAACGCTCTTGCAGACCAGTCGAAGGCAAGAGTTTCTTTGGATATCCTCTTGGATCACCCCGCTGGAATTGGAGACCACTCTACCGGAGATCTTCATAATAACTTGAATGAGGCTTTAGCAGCTTTAGCTGATGCCGAAGACAGAATTGAGACATTACAAAGGTATTATGCTCCTGCAGAAGACACTTCTCCAGCAGAAGAAAAGGGCGAAGAATAGTGACTCAAATTTTAGGATTTGCAGGCAAGAAGCAAAGCGGCAAAAATACCGCATGCAATTATATTATTGCCCTTAAACTGGTAGAACTAGGAGTCTCTAAAAAGACAAGGCTTGCACCTAATGGAATGATTGAGGTAAGCGATATCTTTGGAGAGACAAAAGGAGAGCAGGAATGGTTTGAGTTTAGCGAAAAAAACTTGAACATAGACAAGCTCTTCAATGATGGTGTTGGACAGTATGTCAGGATTTATGGACTTGCCGATACATTAAAAGATATGTGCATAAATGTATTTGGCTTGACCTACCATCAAGCGTATGGAAGAGACAAGGACAAAAACTCGGAGACCGACATACTCTGGGGAAATGTTCCCACTCCAAACAGTAACTTTAAAAACAAGAAAATGACAGCTAGGGAAGTCTTGCAATACGTAGGGACAGATATTTTTAGGAAATTAGATCCAGACGTATGGATTAAAAGTCTGCTAAGAAAAATTGAGAAAGACTCTCCGGAAGTTGCTTTAATTTGTGACGTTAGATTCAAAAATGAAATCCTAAAACTTCAGGAGTCAGGAGGCTTCATTATCGGACTCACTAGAGACCCATACAATAATGCAGATTCACATTCAAGCGAAAAAGAAATCGAAGAAGGCTTCTCTTTGTGTGATTGTATTGTAGACAATCAAGATAAAACAGTTGAACGACAGCTTGAGCTTATTCATGGATGTATTAAGCACTTACCAAATGTACTCCCAGCAATGGAGAAATAATGAGTATTCCGATTGTATATTTTAGAAGCAGCTCTTTTAATTCACATAGGATGTGCCCTATGCAATATTACATGGAATACGGACTAGGTTGGCGTGGTAATTCAGGCAAGAAAGCGGACAAGGGAACCATAGTTCACAAAATACTTGAGCTAGCAGCAGTCTCCAAAAAGGCTTTGCAGGAGGGTCAAGACACAATTGATGATAGTGAGATAGGTGAAATTGAAACGGCTAATTACGATCCAGAATATTTAGATGAAATTATAGATAAGGTCTATGAGTATTATACATCTAGGACTACACATCATGAATGGAAACCTCTTGACCTTAAGCACTGTAGAGCATGGGTCTGGAAGATATTTAACGACGATGATGGTTTCTTTGACCCAAAGAATAGAGTGGTAGTCGATGCAGAACCCCACTTTGATTTTGAGATTGAGGAAGAATGGGCTAAGTATTCCTATGAACTAGCAGATGGAACGGTACTGGAGGGGAACTTAGCCTTAAAGGGCACAATTGACCTTATAACAGACATAGGGGATAATACATATGAGATTATAGATTGGAAGACTGGGAGAAGGTTGGATTGGGCTACAGGTAAAGAAAAGACTATGGCCAAACTACAGAAAGATCCTCAATTAAGAATGTACCACCTCGCATGTAAAAAACTCTACCCTCATGTAGACGCTTTCTTGGTAACAATACACTTTATGAATGACGGAGGCCCTTTCACTCTACACTTTCAAGACAGTGACATTCCTGAAACCTTAGAAATGATTAAGGCAAAGTTTGAAGTTATAAAGAAGACCGATCTTCCCCAGCAAAAGAAGTCTTGGAAATGTTCTAAACTATGTAATGCTGGCAAAAGCACTTATGAAGGGACGAATGTAGATGTAATGTATAACGTGTTCGGTGCGCCACTGACGAAATGTGAGCAGACCCACGAAATGATTAAAGAACACGGTATCGAGTGGGTAACACAAAACTGTACGGCTCCTGACCATGCAATAGGTAAATACCAAGCTCCGGGTGAAGTATGATAAGGCTTCCTTTTTCAGAGAGCATGGTAGAAAGAGCAAAAGAAAAAGCCTTGACACTCGGATCTATAAATAATTCTATCCTTCAAGGTAGGGGTAACATTGCTGGATATCTTGGAGAGGAAGCTCTGGCCCCATTTGTTAATGCAGAAATTGTAAGTAACAATAGAGGTCTTGACAAATATAACCACGACTTATTGTTAGGAAATTCAGACAGACTAGAAGTAAAAACAAAAAGGAGAACTGTATCTCCAAGAGACTTTTATGATGTCTCTATAGCTGAAACAAGCGCTCACCAAAGGCCAGACCTGTATGCTTTTATAAGTCTAGAGTTTTCTAAAGCAACCAAGACCCATCCTAAAACATACTACGGTCTAAAAAATATATGGCTGTGTGGATTCATAACAGCTGAAAGATTTTGGAATGAGTCGGTCTTGTGGGAAAAGGGCAAGATAGACACAAGAAATAACTTCAAGACGCATGTAAACATGTATAATTTAGAGATAAGAAATTTACACAAAGACCTAACAGGAATAACAATATGAAATATGTGCCACTTCATGTACACAGCGAATACTCACTCTTAGATGGTTTATCGCAAACCTCTCAAATATCAAAGAGACTTGAAGAAATAGGGGTTGACGCATGCGCTCTCACCGATTACGGCACTATTTCCGGAGCTATTGACTTTCATAAAACAATATCCAACGGATTTAAACCTATCCTAGGATGTGAGCTATACTTATCTTCTCAAGACTCGTCTATAAAGACAGTTGAAAATAAAAGCCTTTCCCACCAAGTTGTATTGGCAAAAAATTTAGATGGATGGAAGAAGTTATTATCTCTTGTTTCTATCTCCAACAATCCAGACAACTTCTATTATAAGCCCAGAATAGGCTTTGATGATTTCCTGTCTCTTGTGTCGTCAGATGGAAATTTAATTTCTTTTAGCGGACATCTAGGCTCTCACTTGGGAAATCTAGTTACAGATAATCCGAACTGGAAAAAAGAAGGCTGCGCTGAAGCTAGAAGACTTCAAGAGTCTTTTGGTAAAGAAAATTTCTATATAGAGATACAACTGATAGACTCTTTGACTAACAGTAAAGCAAAGGAGTGTGCAGAAAAGTTAAGAGAAATATCTAAGGCTACTGGAATACCATGTGTTGCAACTCCTGATGCGCATTATTGCAGAAAGGAAGATTCCCACGATCAAAGGGTTTTGTTATGTACAGCATTAAGAAAAAGTATCAGCCAGATACAATCGGAAATCAATCAGGGCAAGCTTGTGTCAATGAAGGCTTTCTTTGAGTCCGACAACTACCACATACCATCTTGCGAGGAAATGAATCAGCTTCACACTCCAGAAGAGCTACAAAGCACTCTTGATATTGCTGAGCAATGCACAAACTATGAAATTTTAGGCCCTCCAAATCCACCTGTTTTTGATTGTCCTGAGGGAATGTCCCCAAATGACTACCTTAGATACCTATGTCGCGAGGGCTGGGTGGAAAAAATGGATCATATAAACAAAGGCCACGACCTCTTTGGGACTTACGGAGACAGGGTTGATAAAGAAATAAAAATCTTTACTGAAACTAATCTGTCTAGCTATTTCTTGATTGTTAGAGATATTTTACAGTATGCAAACTCTAAGGGTTATCTGACTGGACCGGGAAGAGGAAGCGCTGCAGGATGTATGGTTTCATACCTAATGGGTATAACTAAAATTGACCCGGTGCCGTATAATCTTATTTTTGAGAGATTTTACAATGCTGGTCGTAATGCTGGAGGTAGGGTGTCAATGCCAGATATTGATGTCGATGTTCCTAAGTACGGAAGGAATGATATAATAGCATACATTAAGAAAAAATATGGTAAAGACAATGTTGCTCAAATCATTAGCTTCCAGACGCTCAAGGGTAGAGCTGCTTTAAAAAGAGTTATGGCCTCAAGAGGTAACATAGGTTTTGATGAGCAGAACGCTATAACTTCTTACATTTTAGATGAGGCTAAAATTGCTGATGATCTTCAGGATATGAAAGAAGAACTTGGGACTTCTTCTGTGATTACTTGGGCTCTTGAAAACAGGAAGGACAAACTGAGTGAATGGTGTCAGGTGAATGAAAATGGAGAGCTGGAAGGCAGGTTTGCTAAAATATTTGAGCAGGCAGTAAGACTGGAAAACACAAAAATAGTGCAGTCAAAGCACGCTGCGGGCGTTGTTGTCTCCCCACAGCCCATCTATGATGTTTGCCCTATGGTAATCGACAGGGAAGGTAAAGATCTTTTGGCTGGATTCGAAGGCCCTAGCTGTGAAGATGCAGGCTTGTTAAAGTTAGATATCTTAGGTATCAAAATGTTAGATAAAATTATGGACATATCAACGATTTTAAAGGTATAATTTAATGAACGAACAAAGCTTTGAAGTTAGGTTTGAACCATCAATTGGAGAACACTGTTATGTCTACCAAAGAAATGATGGTTCTAGCTTTGGGTCTATAGTAAAACCCCATGAGTGGGGGGAAAATTACCAATACAAGTTTTTATATAAAGCGACATATACCTCAGAAGGAAAGTGGAAAAAGAACAATGAACAATAGATGGATAATTGTATTCGACTGGGAAACTGATAGCCCAAACCCAAACACATGCAACCCTGTTGAGCTTGCTGCCGTACCAGTGAATCCTCGCACGTTAGAAATAAAAACAGATCAAGCATTTCGGGCAACTATTCGTCCAGACGATATTGATTCCGAAGAATATTTTACCAAAGAAAGACAAGGAACTATAGCTTGGCACGCGAAGCAGCGTGGAGTAGAAACAGAAGAGATTATAGCAGACTGGAAACAAGGTCAAAGTGAAAAAGTTGTCTGGAAAAACTTTTGCAACTACTGCGCTAAGTACGAAGTAGACAAAAAGCCGGGACAATGGTATACAGAACCCATCCCTTCAGGATATAATATTATTGGATTTGATCTTGTCATTGCCAATAGGATGGTTGAAAAACACAAAACAAAGTCTCCTTTCTCAAAGGTAACTAAGATTGACATGATGGACATCCTGTTTATGTGGTTCGAAAATTTAGATGAGCCTAGCAGTATGAAGCTTGATGCTTTCCGAGACTTCTTCGGAATGGAAGCAGCACAAGCACATGAGGCACTATCAGATACTATTGACGAGGCTGAGCTGTTAGTGAAGTTCATGAAGTTTCATCGAAGACAATCGACAGTTGGAAAATTTAAGGATTCATTTGCTAATGCTAAAGTTTAAGTGTGGATGTGAATTTCACCAAGACGAAAATGGAAAGACCATATTCGATCCTGATATCAGCAAACTAAACATGGACTGTGTTGCCACTTGGGATATGATCTGCGATGGAAACACCAAGGGGGTATTTCAGTTAGAGTCTCAACTAGGACGGTCTCTGTCCTCTCAAACAAAGCCTAGAGACATAGCAGAACTATCAGACTTGATCGCAATTATGCGGCCCGGATGTCTAGAGGCTATAGTTAATGGTAAAACTCTGACTATGCATTACATTGATAGAAAACACAAAAGAGACGCTGTAGAATATTTTCATGACTCCTTAGAGAGCATACTGGGCAGCACGTATGGTATTTTAGTGTACCAAGAACAGGCAATTCTAATTGCTACAGAAATAGCCGGATTTGATTTGCAAGAAGCTGACATTCTCAGAAAGGCTATCGGTAAGAAAAAGGCAGATGTAATGGCTGAGGTTAAAAAGTCTTTTATTGAAAAGGCTATAAAAAAAGAGATTGTTAATAGAGAACAGGCTGAAGAAATTTTTAGCTGGATCGAGAAATCTCAAAGATATTCTTTTAATAAATCTCACTCAGTAAGCTACGCCTACAATGCTTACCTAACAGCATACGCAAAAGCACATTTTCCACATGAATTTTTTACCTCATATCTAAGAAATGCCGTTGGTAAACCAGACACCTTCATGGAAGTACAAGAGCTTGTCAATAACGCTAAAATAATGGGAATCAATGTAATGCCTCCAAGTGTTACAAAAATGAATGAAGAATTTAAGCTAATGGGGGATAACCCTACTTATGGAATGACCAATGTAAAAGGGGTAGGCTCGTCTGTATTTGCAAAGATGAGTGCAGACATGGAGGAAAGAGGCATTGACCCAGAGAATTGCGATTGGGACTGCTTTCTGCTTTTAGTGTCTCCCCACGTTAACAAAAAGGCATTTTTAAACTTGATACTAGCTGGGTGCTTTGATTCTTTTAAAATATCTAGAAGTAAGATGCAGCACCAGTACAGCATTGTAAAAGAACTTTCGAAGAGAGAAATTACTTGGCTGTCGGAATACAAGACAGACAATCCTGAAGAGAAGGTTAAAGAATGTCTATTAAAAATGATAAGTGTATCGGATTCCAAGGATAAAAAAAGACCAATTTTCAGAAAGGCTAGAATTCCAGTGGTTGTAGACCTAGTGGATGCTTATGAAAATCCGGGATATGACCTATACGATTCTCCGTCTTGGCTCGCAAAACAAGAGGAGGAGCTTCTGGGAACAGCATTAACTTGCAGTAAAGTAGATGAGTATGACACAAGCAGGTCCAACTGTACATGCAAAGAATTTTTAGACGGATTCCAAGGTCAGCAGGGTATATATTTAGCGGTACAAGTCAACGCTGTCCGGGAATGGGAGATTAAAAAAGGACGTTCAAAAGGTCAAAAGATGGGCTTTTTAACAGTGAGTGACACTAGCTGTTCTATAGATAATGTAACAGCTTTTTCTGAAGAATGGGATAAGTATAAAAAATTACTCCATGAAGGCAATACGGTACTACTTAGAGGTATCAAAGACAAGAATAGAGGAAGTTTTTTGATTAAAAAGGTAGAACAATTAACAAGTTAGTTTGGAAGCTACGCTATAATAAGGTATAAGGATGCAGGATTTAATTGAACAAAACATGGGGCTGGTAGTGTCTGTAGTAGAATCTTTCAGACCTAAGAGCTCCGAGGAAAGAGATAGTTTTATACAGGCTGGGAGAATAGGTCTATGGAAGGCTCTTCAAAAGTATGACTCTACTAAGGGTGCAGCTTTATCAACCTTTGCTTGGAACCCTATTAGGTGGGAGATAATCAAAGAAATAAAGACAGTTTCTAAAAATAAATGTTATTCAATATCAGGAATGCCCAACATTTGTTATGAAAATAAGAATGATTTCTCTGAATTATATCCTACAAATTTAACAGAAGAGGAAGCTTTTATTATAGACCTAAGAAGATGTGGATATAAACTAAGGGAAATATGCGACATTGTTGGTAGGGGAAGATCCTATATTAAAAAAACTGTATATAGAGCTATTTCAAAAATAAGGGATGCCAATGACGAATAAGAAGAGGGTTCTGTTTGTATCTGAATCACACAACCTAGCTTCGGGATTCGGTACATACGCTAAAGAGGTTTTAAGTAGGCTTCACGCTACAGGTAAGTATGATATCGCTGAGTTTGCTAGTTACGGCAGTCCCGCGAGTGTAGGAAATGTCCCTTGGAATTACTACGGGAATATGCCAGACCCAGCAAACCAGCAGCAGTCTCAACATTATGAGTCCACTAGTTTGAATCACTTTGGTTTTTGGAGATTTACTCATGTTCTGTTAGACTTTAAACCAGACATTGTTCTAACATATAGAGATCCTTGGATGGACATGTGGATAAAGGATAGTCCGCTAAGAAGATTTTTTCACTGGGTATGGATGCCTACGGTTGATTCCGCTCCACAAAAACGAGAATGGTTGGAAACATTCAAAACCTGCGATGCTGTTCTAGCGTATTCTGAGTTTGGTCAAAAGACACTAGACGAACAATCTAATGGGGCTATAAATACGATAGGCTGCGCCTCTCCAGCTATTGACCCTACGGTGCACTACCCCTTCTCAGACAAGAAGGCCCATAAGGAATCTCTAGGTATAGATGGAGATTCTTTTGTAGTTGGTACGGTGATGCGTAACCAAAAAAGGAAACTCTTTATAGAGCTAATGAGATCATTCAGAATGTTTCTCGATAATGCTCCCAAAGAAGTAAGCGAAAAAACTTTTCTGTATCTACACACTAGCTATCCCGAAAAAGTCGGATGGGACATTCAGGCAGGTCTACTGGAGGAGGGAATAGGGGCAAACACGCTGTGCACATACATTTGTCGCTCATGCAACTATTGGAAGCCTATGAAGTTTAGAGGGGCAATAGCCACATGTCAATCTTGTGGAAATAGAACTGCGTTTATGCCTAATGTGGGAAACGGCTTAGACATACCTGACCTAGTAAAAGTCTATAATAGTTTCGATTTGTACGTACAGTATGCTATATGTGAAGGCTTTGGGATGCCTCAAGTAGAAGCAGCAGGCTGTGGCGTACCTGTCGCCTCTACAAACTATAGTGCAATGGAGGACGTTGTAAGGAACACAAAAGGATTTCCAATAAAGATAGATAAGATGTATCGAGAAATGGAGACTGGCGCTGATAGGGCATACCCTAGTAATAAACATCTAAGTGAAATCATGTTAAAGTTTTTTACAAAAGATGAGGCATACAGAAAGAAAAAGTCTGCTCAAGCTAGACAAGGGGTTCTAGATAGATATAGTTGGGACGATACTGCTAAGGTGTGGGAAAACTACATAGACACATACACTCCTATCGGAAGTCAGGGAAAGTGGAACTCCCCAAAAAGGCAAGTGCCCGTTCCATCTGAGGCACCATCAGTTCAGAGTCCAGAAGACCTAACAAGATGGTCATATGCTCAAATATCACAAAATGACAGGATGTTTTCTTATGATGCTGCTTTAACAACAACAAGCCTAAATTATGGATGTATGCTATATAATGGTCTCGAACCATTCAATAGAGACACGGTATTAAATAAGACACAAGTGCTGGCGAAAGACGCGAACATCGTGGAGGAAATAAGGTGTGGAGAAAGACAAATGACACCTATAGATTTCTTCAAAAGGGGTACAGGTTAATGACCAATATATTAACAATAAGTCCATACAAGGAATTCTCATCTATGGGTGAAAAATCTTTTAACTTTATATCTGCTTTAGATAGTCTGGACTCTGTAAATACCTTTAATGTACACTACAGCATGGAAAGGGAGTCTAACGAAAAAATAAATATCCCTTTTGATAACAAAGATCTAGATATAGACATTTGTGCGATATACTTGGCTCCAGAAAACTTTGCCAAGACAAAGTATCACACAGTGGGAATTTTTGAACCAAGCACGTCAGGTAATCATTCACAAAAATCATACACAGAGCATTTGGACTCATTGATAGTTTATAGCAATAAGCAAAAAAATGCCTGCAAAAGCTTAAACGGAAATATAAATGTTTTAAAACCCTCTATAAACCTAAAGAGTGTCTTGAATCCCATGAAGTCTGTAGACAGATCTCTCAAGTTCTACATTCCGTCCCTTGAAAAAACAGCGAACATAGACCTTGTTGTCAAAGCATACTTCAATACATTCTCTGCTTCTGATACTGTAGCGTTAGGTGTTCTGTCGCAAAACCCACAAGAGGACATTAAAAGATTCGACAGTATAAAAAAAGAATGTTCAAACGCTCCAGATAATGAATACCCAGAAATAATACTCTTTACAGACGTTAAAGAAATGCACGAGCAATGCCATTGCTGCATTGATGTAGACAGTACTTACAAAATAAATCTGGGTCCGCTAATAGGTTTAAGGTTTGGAAACCCTATCATATGCCTTGAGACATCTTCTATACAGGAGTGGCTCCCAGATGATGTGTGCTACAGAGTTAAATCTTATGAGGACTTTGTTATTGATTCAGGACAATCTTTTACATATCGCGGTGAGGTGTGGCAGATGTTTTCTATGTTGGAAATTTCTTTTACAATGAGGTCTATATACGAGGAAAGATCCAATTTTCGCAAGAAACAACATAAAATCGTAACCGAACACCATAGTTTTTTTGATCCGGCTAATTCAACTTCCACAATAGAGCAGGCAATATGTTTTTAGTTAAAAATATAATTAACTCGGTCACTAACCAAGATATAGAAACAGCCCTAGTCATATGTGAGGGTAGGGAAAATTATGCTATTGACTTGTGCAAGGTATTCAAAAAGGTTTTTTTCTATAATCGTTTTGTTGACCCGGGCCTGCCTAGTAATGGTCGAATTATCAATAACATTAATGCAGGGGTTCTTCAAACCTCCTTTGATATAGTTATATCCATAGGAGAGGGTGCAAATGTGGATGCGGGGTATGAGATATCAAATAAGCTGCACACCTCATTTTTACAGATAAAGACGGTTAGCGATTTTGTTGGAATTTCAAGACCATTTTCCACTCCCAAAACCGGGCCGAATCAACACAAGGGTGTCTCGCAGATTTCTATGTACCCCTCTGTTGAGTCATCTTCTAATATATGCATACCTGATATAACTAACGATATTACAAACAATGAAAAAGACCTAAGCTATATAGGGATAGCTCCTGTTCCCGAAATTTTTATGAACATGTATTTAGGTCTTCTAAGCGAATATCCAATCAAAGTAATGCAGCAAACCGATCCTTCATGTGGTATAATGATAGATACATGGCTCGGCAATAGCACACATCTTTTGGAATGTTTAAGAGCAGGAACGACCGTTATCTGCCCAAGAACTCCAGAGAGTGAAAGGCTTATCACCGAAGGTCGTAACGGATTTCTGTATAAAGACTTTAGAGAGCTAGCCAAACTCGTTAATTATGTTTATTCCAATAAGGAATCTATAGTAAACGTAGGTAAGTCTGGACAAAAACTTTACTCAGAAGTAACAATAGATAAAAAAACATTCATTCGTAAGTGGAAAGATGTTATAAAAAATACAGTGAGGAAGATTTAATGAAATTACTTATTTATAGCGGAAAAGAACAGTTCGTTTCCTCAGGGGTTGATAGTAAATCACAAGTCATAGAGGGGACGGATCTTAGTCAAACAATAGAGGGGGCATATAATACCGTTGAAGCATTTGACTTTATTGAGTCTGCAGAATGTGAAGACCCACTAGATATGCTATTGTCTAGGTTAAGAAAAGGAGGAACTTTGTCTATACAGGGTGTTGATGCAACAAAGGCAGCTTCCTTGTTTATAGAAGGGAACATGGACTCCAAGTCATTTTCGGACCTTCTGGTTGTTAGTAACAAGAGAGTTGTTAAAGTAGGTGATATTATTAAACATGTAGAATCTAAGAGTGGTTATGAGATACAGTTCGCAGGGATTAGCGGATTACATTATATAGTAGAGGTGACTAGAGGATGATAAATTCTATACATACAGCGTGTAAAGACTGTGCATTTGCGATATATAAAAATGGAACTCAGGAAGGTTGTGAATTCAACCGTATCGAGCTATACAGGGAGTCTGGAGCAGAAGTGATTCCTGTATATGACGATGAAAGTAATAATTTTTATGTCATAAATAACCGAATTTGCATTTATCATAGAGACAAAAAATGGGTTGACAAATACCCGAAATCTGAAATAAAGAATATTGTCGAGGCTCAAACGAAATCACCCTACCACGCTATTTTGATTAGGGATGAAGACAAGACTGTAGAAGATGTTAAGAAAACAATAGACTCTCTGGCTAGTCAATACAACCCTCCTACCGTTGTCAGTATTATCAATATGGATATATCTGGCAGTAATTATGAGTTTAGTATGCAGATGGAAAAGATATGTAAAGAACACAGTGAAAAGTTTTCTTGGCGTGTCCAGAATATTGTAAACTCTGATAGAACGTCTCGTGAATGTATTGACCTCGCAATAGATGCGACCTACTTCAGTAAGGCCTATACCTTTTATATCCTCTTTGAGGCTGGATTTGTAGTGCCCGACAGCTTTACTAAAGAACTGCATGATGCATTCTCAGTTAATCAGATAGTATTTGCGTTTCCTGTTGATAACATCAATGGTTTACTGTGTAATAAGCTCCTTCATAGAAAGCATACAGGAAATGCATTCTATATTAATATAGAGGATAAGTTAAAAGAATTTGAACAAGGTGTAGAAAATCACTTATTCCAAATAGAAGAATTATGTCCAAGCTTGAAACAGTAATAATTGCAAGTGAAACCCCAAGTAAGCCCGGTCAAGATTATAAAAAGGTTATTACTTGGTTTAACATACCTCCTAGGCCAGACTTTTTTAATTGGGTATATCAAAAGCAAAAATATGATATCTTTGGAATAATATTTTATCCCTTTAAATTTACCGATAGAAACTCATTATCAAAAATAGTAGAGGCTTTTAATTTGCACTCAGATAAAATGCTTTGCATACATTCTGCTGAAGATATAGACGGTAAACAGTGTCTGTTTATAAATAAGCGACTAGTAGATATGGAACACATAGGTGGATTAGAATCTATTATAGAGTATGCTTCTGAAAAGAACTACAAAGTTTTTTCTGTAAAAGGTTTATTTAAAAATGGCAAATCATAAAATCAGAAGCGAAGAAGAAGACCCTATTACAGTTATAATAGCCGCTGCTGGAGCTGGCAGAAGGATGAGATCTTATGGGCCAAAACCTTTATTGACAATAAAAGGAAAAACAATATTATCTAGGCAACTAGAGGAAATACAAACAAAATTCCCAACGGCTAACATAATATTGGTGTGTGGGTTCGAGGCTGATAAGGTTATGGATCGAGTACGGGGTAATATAATTACTCTAGAAAATGAAAACTATCAAGATACGAATATAACAAGAAGTGTGTCAATAGCATTGCGGGCGATAAGCACCGATAGGGCTTTAGTAATTTGTGGAGACCTTGTTTTTTCTAAGGGGACACTTAATCACCTTAATTATGACATGTCTAGCATTCTGGCAAATAAAGATGATCGTCAATCATCTGAAGTTGGTTGTATTGTAAACCAAGACGGGAATATAGAAAATATGATGTACGACCTAGACTTAAAGTGGTCACAAATAATATATCTTCAAGATCGTGTTTTAGAGGCGTTTAAAAAATTAGTATTTGATAGAAGTAATAAAAAGTTGTTTTTGTTTGAAATAATAAATAAATTGATTGATAGTGGATGTAAAATAAAATGTGTAGAAAACGATTCTATTCAAGTAGTTGATGTAGATGTGTCAAAGGATATCGTTATAGCAGAGGATATAGTATGAAGATATTAATAGAGTCAAGTAATACAATCTCAACTAGTATTCACAACGCTTTAGTTAAAGGGGGTGTTCAATCATTCTTATGGGATAATACTAATGCGGGCATTATAGATGTTTACGATGATATTAGACCTGATATCATTATCATAAATGACCAGTGTAATCCCATGCAATGTAAGGGGCTCGCAGCGCTGGAGAATAACATTAACTTCATTTTCATTGGAAAGTGGAACGAAAATTTTCCCAAGCCCATCTTGTGTTTAAGTAACGAAACTTATGAACAATTCCCTTCAATACCATTGCCTCCATCAACTGTTGATATAGCTCAAATTGTAAGAGGTTTTTTCGATCCAAAAGTTGCATGCGAAATCGCCATATTTACCGACGGAATGACTGAAGATTTTATTAATGCTCATTTAGAGGTCATGAATTTACTGATAGTTAAACAGGCTAGATTTTTTGGAAGTTTACGACTCCCTATACCAAACTATCTAGGGGTGGTAGACTTTGATTTAAAATCAAAAATAATAGCATCCTCTGATATTTGTGTAGATGTGACGGGAAATCTATGGAAACCACTGGCGCTATCTGGAGCTGTCGTCTTGTCACAAGGGTCTCCTCTAGAAGAATTCTTATTTACAGATGCTAATAGCTTAGATGAAAAAATAGAACAATTCCTAGAGTCTCGGCCAAATACCTCTAGTCTTAAAGCAATAGCGATGGAAGGATCTTCCGTTGACATATGTATTGATATATTTAGATTCCTGAAAATTCAGCAGTTGGTAGAACACTTTATTAAAATGAGGCAATCGCTTTTACAATGATAGGTATAGTTTTAGAAAATCTTAAAAGTTTTAATCTTGACGCATTGAATGACTCCTGTGATAAAAACACTATTGTTTTTACAGACTGTGTGCTACCACCCAAAGAGTATCGTAACCTTTCCTTTTTTACCACCTGTCTAGCGTATGACTTCAATGGCGATCTAGTATCAACCTGTATAAAAAGTTCAATGAATATATTGGATATGCCTCTAGCTAAAAGGAAATTTTTTATCGTGCCTCAAAGCTTTTGGGTAGATGAAGAAGTTACCTACAGCACCCTACTGGGTATATATGGTAATGACAAGTTAGAGCTCTTAGCGACCACAGAAGAGCAGGCGGATATTGTATCCAATTTTTTCAAAAGGCCTACTGTTATACAAAGTATATTAGATATTAAGGAAATATAAGATGTATGAAAATTATAGTGACGATAAGAAAAAGAAGTTCTTAGTTCGAGAGTATATTGATAACCAAAAAAGTTTTTCAGCAATAGCTAAACAGGTAGGCACATATGCTAACAAAATAAGAAGAGATGCAAAAAGGCTCGGTGTGGTGTCTAGAGATAGAAGTCAGGCTGCGAAAATAGCCCTTGAATTTGGGAGGTCAATTCATCCAACAAAAAATAAAAAAATGACCAACGAAGTTAAAAATAAAATCAGCGAAAGTCAAGGCAAGGTTTGGGACTCGCTGAGCGAAGAAGGTCGAGAAAAAAGAAGCGAGATAGGCAGGCGATCTTGGGAGAATAAGACCGAAAAAGAAAAAAGATATACCATACAAAAAGGTGCTGACGCAATTAGAGAAGCCGCCAGAACAGGGTCTAGGTTAGAAAAGTTTTTACTTTATGAGCTAACTAAGAAGAAATTCGAGGTACAATTTCATAAGGAACATTTACTTAAAAATCAAAAACTCCAGATAGACTTGTTCATTCCCAAATTACGTGTTGCCATAGAGATAGATGGCCCTTCTCACTTTAAACCCGTATGGGGTGAAGAGAACTTAGAAAGAAACAAAAGGTCAGATCGTCAAAAGACAGGTCTGATACTCGGACAAGGATTTGTTTTAATTAGGATTAAACAAGACAAAAGAATCTCCCAAAGGTACTTTAGAGGAGTTGTTGATTCTTTGGTCGTGGAATTGGAGAAGATTAAAAAGTCTTTTCCGCAGGAAAGTAAAAGGTATATAGAGCTATGAGTAAAACTAAAAAACAAGAAGCTAGCTTCGAAGATATAGTTGAAGTTATGGAAGAAGAGAAAGTTAGTCAAGAAATTCGTGAAGACATTAAGACTCCGGCGGACGAAGAATGGAGTGAATATGTTCTAGATCAAATGCATGACAGCGAACTCAGAGATGGAAACCCTACAGTTGATGGACTAAGAAGAGTAACTGAGCGTGTTTATGGTGAAATTGTAGCATCTACAAGTCATATCATCAACCATAATGATATCAATGGCAATTGCACTATTAAGCATACTTTATTAATCCAAAAATACTCCACAGGAACTATAATAACTGTAGATGGATGTGTGGATGTCAAACAAAAGAATGTCCCATACCCATTTAGCCAGCACATTGTGGCTACGGCTGATACTCGTGCAGAAGGCAAGGCTCTGAGACGTGCCCTTAAGCTTCGAGTTGTTACAGCTGAAGAAATGCAAAACACATCGGAAGATGACATTTTAGCTGCTGAAGAAAATATTACCGACCAGCAGATACTAGCTATTAATCAGATGTGTAAGCGACTTGATGTAAGTTTGGTTGAAGCGGTTAAAGCCTCTTGTGCCAATGCTGAATCAATCCGAAACGTAAGCAACCTTCAAGGTAGGAACCTGTTGTCCTCTTTGTCAGAGTATCAGAGAAAGCCTAAGTCTATTCCTGATGATCTAAAAGGTTACAACACAGAATGGCGTGAATCTTTTGATAAGGGAGATAAATAAATATGAAAGCAAGTGTCAAAGTAAATAACGAACTATCTTTCCAAGTAGAAGCTGAGACTGAAGAGAAGGTATTCAAGCAAGTTGCTAGAGTTCAGGAAATTTTTCAACATCAGTCATGTGGAAAGTGTAATTCACCCAATATTAAATTCGTGTGCCGTCACGATAGTTCTGAAAATGATTGGTTAGAAGTAGTCTGTCAGGACTGTAGGGGAAAACTAATCTTCGGTAGAACTAAAAAAGGTGGCCAGATATACCCTAAGATCAGATGGGATCAACTTTCTGAGAAGCAAAAAGAACAAAGGATAAATGAAAAGGGTTATGCTGATAACAATAGAGGTTATCTACCCGATAAAGGGTGGTTTATTTATAAGCCTGTTAGCTCTTCATAGAGCTGCTCCGGTTATCTTTTAAATATAAGAGGGGGTTTATACCCCCTTTTTTTATTCGCTCTCTTTTTCTTCATGTTCTTTGAAGTAAGGCCATAGGCTATTAAGGAATTTCTTTCTTTTTCCGCAACCACACCCTTCAGAATCCACATCAAAAGCTCTTTGTATCTTTTCAGATGTAATGCCCATCTTGTTAAGAACTCTTTCTATAGTGTCTCCCAATCCTCCTCTAGATGAAGCCGCATGCGGAACCGAAAGCTCATCTATATTTTCTTGTCTAAAATTATGAATAAGTTCGTCTGCTAGTTCTTCATCGGTAAGCTCTTCTTTTTCTTCACTCATTTTATATCCCCTTTAGAAAAGATTTTGTTAAGCCATTCTTCTCTTCTGTCACACTTGCAGTCGTTTATTCCAGCAACTGTTGACATTACTTCTTTTGTTATACCAATCTTGGATAATATATTGGTTATTGTCGTTCCAAGTCCTTTCTTTTTATTTCCATCTATAGAATCTGGATTAATCCCTTCTTTATTCAACTCCTTTACAGCCTTATCAAACTTATTTTTAGAGGTCGCTCTTTTTTGAGCCTCCTCAAATCTTTTGCGACCTTCTTCACTATAGTCAGGTCTGAAAGTATGCCACCATTGATTTCTGGCAGACTGAAGAGTTTTACATTGATGTTGAATCCCCCTGTGAATAAACTGTTGATATATAGGGCAATGTCCAGCACCATCGCATATACACTCAGAAGGCCCTCCGTTTTTTTCAATCTCATCAAAATCTATTTCCATAATATTCTCCTTTTAATTAACAACATCCTCCCGGAGGTTCCGGTGTCACTATGGCCAGTACTGTAATAGGGGTTGACGTGTCAGGATCTCCCCCTCCAGCACAGCAGTCGCAATTCCACAGAACGTCCGTTAAGTTGAACGTGACAGACCAACCCTCATTTCCTCCAAATGCTTCTGGGACACCTGATCCACATACTCCACTTTGCATAAACCAAGTTCCTATGTTCTCACTTCCGGGAGTCCCATCTTCGGGCGGAATAAAGTGCTGCTCAAAAAACCCTAGAGGTGGACATGTGCAATACTCATATGTTCCCGGCTGAGTTTGCCAGTTCCACGTAAATTGATATCTACATGCGTGGCAATCGTCGTGAAAGCCCGGAGCTTGCTTTGCTGCAGCAGGAGTGTCACAACAGCAGAGTGAAATGTTTACTACTTCTCCGTCGCATGAACCCGTTTGACATACAACTCCCTCATATGACCACTTTTCAAATTCCCAAGTGCTTAGACTCAATCTAAAATCTTCATTTGGATCTGGACAGGAAGGAGATTCAGGACATCCAGTATAAACATCAGGATGATAACAAGTTTCTCCACCTATCTCTCTCTCAGGACCATGCCCCCCTACGCCGGGACAGTAATCAGCATAGGTTGATGTATATTGATACGGGTTAACACCTGTAACTACAGCGGGCCCCATAGTAAAACAGGTAGTCATCAGATTAGGGCAAAGCCCATGACCTGCTGGGTCTGCGAATTGAACACAAACATTACCTGTTGGAGGACACGGGCAACAATGAGCCGGGCATCCGCCAATATCATTCTCAAGTGATGATGTACACTTACCACAACACTTGCAGCAATTGTTTCCACCTTTTGGTCCAATCTTTGTAGTTTTAACCATATTCCTATATCCTGTTTTTAATTAACAACCTTCACATTCACAGGGCCCATCATCGTCTGATACATGGGTAAACAATCCGCACGCGCTAAAGTTTAATGTTGAGTATCTAACCGTTAAGTCATCTCCTGTGCAACAAACGTCTCTTACTAACGTAACTCCAGAAGCCGCTCCTCCATGACACGGGTTCGCGGAAGATATTGTCCTTCCAGCATTAGGGTCGATGCTTATTTTAGCACCCTTTTTGTCACCACATAGCGTATCACTACTAGCTTCTAGTTTTAATCCACACCCTAACTCTATATTCTCTAAGTGGCTAAACGTCTCTGTAGACATGCTGCTAGAGGTTCCTTCACAGGTGCCACTTTGACCTTTCAATGTTAGATTGGTATAAACTATAGCATCACAGCCATTTTCTCTACCTGTAATATAAACTCCGGGACCAGCAAATATATCACAAACATTTGAAGGAGCATGAGTCCATCCAGCTAACGGCGTACAACTAGCAGTGCCTTCGCTGTTAAAATCAAAACGCTGAACCCCTGTCATGTCTATCTCTAAGAATATATCATGGGAACACATGTCCGGATAGTATTTTGAAGTTAGACCGCAGCCAAAGTTGAGTTCTGTAAAGCTTTCCCCGTCAGAGTCTGCGAGAGAGCTATAAGGAGAGACCCCTACGCAATGACTTGAGTTCAGAACTTTCATCGGATTGGTGAGAACCTTTGTTCCACATCCAGACGATGTTAAGGAAAGACCTGTAGATACAATTAATTTACTGAACGGGGATTCAGTAACGTCCATTGGAAGACAGTCTCCGGGGCCTTCACAAGAGCCTCCATCACACCACTTTTCTCCAGATATTTTTGGACCGCTAATAAGGAAACCGCAAGGATCACCCCCTCCGGTGCTCTCAATATTAATGCCTGTTGTAAATATAAGGTCATGGAAGAATGTTCTTGAGAAATCTAGTGCTCCATCACAACCAGAACCACTCACATACTGTGGAGCATGAATGACAGGATGACAATCTGTATTGGTTTTTTCAAATCCAGTTCCAAACGTTAGCTGTTGGAAAGGCTTGCCTCCCCAGTCTCCACCACCACCATCAAGACTACAAGAGCCAATCCCACTAACCCTAGGGCCAGAAATTATAAATGAGCAATTATCACCCTCGTTTGTGCTCTGGATAGTTGTACCAGTTGTAAAAATCAACTCATTAAAGAAAGATCTTGCAAACGTATTTTCGCAGTCACCTGATCCGCTAACATATTGAGGAGCGTGGACGATAGGCTGGCAATCCGTTCCCCCTTCTTGAGAAAATCCTGAGCCAAAAATCAACGTATCAAAAGGAAGTCCTCCCCAATCTGAAGCTCCTGCTTGAGCAGTACAAGACTCTATACCGCTCACTTTAGGTCCAGATATTACGTATCTACAGTCATCTCCCGGAGCAGCATCTTGTATGTTAACTCCTGTTGTAAATATTAGCTCATTAAAGAATTTACGGGTAGTAAACGTATTGCAATCGCCTGAGCCGCTAACATACTGGGGTGCGTGGACGATAGGCTGGCAATCCGTTCCCCCTTCTTGATGAAGTCCTGAGCCAAACACTAGCATATTGAATGGGTTGCCGCCCCAGTTACCCGCTCCAGCTTGTGATGTGCATGATGCTAGACCGCTCACTTTAGGTCCTTCAATAAACCATGAATTGGCCTCAGCAGTATTTTCAGAAACTTTAAGCCCCGTGCTGAAAAGCATGTGGGAAGCTATTTGTTTTACTGGAGTATTATTGGTACAGCCAGTATTGCTTATAAAGGTAGAACCTCCTCCTCCTCCAGAGCCTGATGACCAGATTTCATAACTGCAATCACCTAGCGATCTTACACCTAGCCCGCTTGTGAACGACAGGTTGTTGAAGAATGCACTACTTATCGATGTATCGCTCTCTAGTAAAGTAGTTCCCGTAGCAGATATAGTATGGTCTGCATCAATTCCATATTCACAGTCAGCTCCAGTAACCTTTAAGCCCGATCCAAACTTCAAATGCTCATACGGCTTATCGGAAATAGAAGGAGAGTGATTACAATAGGAATCATCAGTAATCTTGTGAGCGGATTTTATTATATAATCACAGTTAGCGCCAGTTTTCTCTACATCAATACCTGTTGAGAAGTATAACAGGTCAAATGGAACACTATCTATTGATAAAGTATTATCACAAGTATTTTTAGATATCCTTCTTGATGAACCTATGGTAAATTCGCAATCACCATCATCTTTGACATCTATACCAGTGCTAAAGGTTAAGAGTCTAAATAGCTGATCTGGTACGGCGGGTGAACCACAAACTTCCTCAGCCTTAATTCTATGGTCTGCATCAATAGTGAAGTCACAGCTTCCACCACTAACTTTAAGACCTGATCCAAAAATAAGAGTTTCAAAATATTGCTTATCAGATGCTACGGTTGGAGAATATGCACAATACCCAGTGTCTTTCACAAATCTTGAGACGTTAACCCCATAAGAGCAATCGGCTCCAGTAACTTGCAAGCCTGATCCAAAAGCTATGTTTGTAAAGAATGATTCTGCTGGAATCTCTGGACTATATTCACAATAGGCTATATCTGAGATGCTGTGATCCGCAACGATTCCAAATTCACATGCTGAACCTGTTGTCTTTAGGCCTGAACTGAAGTTAAGTTTTGTGTATGAGGTATAGTCTAGGAGTGTTCCTGTATGACCACAATACTCACCATCTTTAAGTTTATGTGCAGAGGATATTTTAAATGCACAATCCCCTTCATCTGATACCTCCATACCAGTGCCGAATAGTAACTTCTTAAAGAATTGTTCAGGAATAGTCTCAGTGTCGCATTCTCCGCTGGTGGAGATATATCTTTCTACATCAATTGTAGGATTACAATCGGTTCCAGTCATCTTAAATCCAGAACCGAATATTAATGTGCCAAAGGACTTGCCTCCCCAATTAGAGACTCCACAACTCCCAATACCGCTAAGTTTGGGACCTTCAATCAGCCAAGAGTTTGGAGAGTCTAGATTTTGAGTAACATCTAGGCCGGTGCTAAATACCATATGTTGTGTTGGTTGGAAACTGGGCCCACTGGCATCACAACCACTATTTGATATATAAGAAATTGCACCTCCTGAACCGGAAGCAAACACCTCATAAACACAGTCTCCTAAATCTTTCACCCCTAAGCCACTTGTAAAACTTAGATTCTTAAAGAATTGATTATTAACACTATCAGAGTCCGTCAAAGTAGAGCCGGTGCTACTTATAGTTATATCAGTACTTATAGAATAATTACAATCACCTGAAGAGTTTACATTAAGACCACTATTAAAGATAAGATTATTAAACAATGTTGGAGCTAGTACTTCATTCCCTACACAGCCCTCTACGTGAGAAATAGTTCTATTAGAGTCTATCTTAAACTCACAGTTAGCGCCCTCCTCTATCGTTAAACCCGATCTTGCAGTAATCTTTTTAAAGGGCTTGTCAGTTACGGAAACCGATTCGTTACAAGTAGCCTCATCCTTCAGGAGAAGATTAACATCTAGCTTGTATTCACAATTGCTAGCCTCTTCAATTTTCAATCCTGAACGTGCAGTGATCTTCTTAAAGTTCTTATCTGTAACTGTAACTGTGTCACCACATGTGGCCTCATCGTTAACTTCTAGATTTACATCTAACTTGTATTCGCAGGCATCTGTAGTGATGAACCTTAAACCAGAACGAGCTGTAATCTTCTGAAATGGTTTATTATGCATATTAACTACATCGCCACATGTAGCCTCGTCGTCCACTAGAAGATTAACATTTATATCGTATCCGCAATCATCGGATTCTTCTAAAGTCAATCCTGACTTGAAGTTTAATTTACTAAATAATTCATAGTCTGCTACCGTAGATGTTGTAGAGCAAGTTGATTCATCTTTAACCTGAATGTCGGAACTTATAGTTCCCGTACAGCTTCCTGCACCTGCATACTTAAGGCCTGTTCCCATAACAAGAGTAGTAACATTCTCTGGGGCAACTTCGTCGTTTCCGCACACACCTGAAGAGCCAACCTTAAAGTCAGAGGAAATCTTATAGCCACAATTTCCCTCTGACCCTAAAGTAAGACCTGTTCCTATAATTAAGCTATCATAGAAACCCCCTTCTTGACCTGTATTACCACATGTAGCTGCTCCGGTAATTGTATTAGTGCTGCTAATTGTCCATTCACAACCCGTCCCAGTAACTTGCAGTCCGGAAGAGAAGTTGAGTCTATTGAAGAATGAATAGTTTGACGGCGCATCTTCTGCAGAGACTGAACCGCATGTAGGGGTAGATTTTATGCTATGATCAGCAGTAATCCTATATGCACAACCCGAGGTTTCACCTCCTGTTCCGGTAACATCATCAACGTAAAGACCTGTTCCAAACTCTAAGTGCTGAAAAAAGGCACCTTCAAGTAATCCAGTTCCCGTATTGCCTGTATGACCACAGTATTTACCATCCGTAAGGGTCTGCTCGGCTGTAATTACGTAATTGCAACTGCCTTCACTTCGCTCGACGGCTAACCCCTTTGAAAATAGCAAGTTTTCATAAGTTACACCTGTGAGGTCGTCCCCTGTTCCTGTTCCGCAACTTCTGTTGGAAAGGGTCTTGGTGCTAGATATGGAATACGTACATCCGCTCACGTTCTCAACAAACAATCCAGTTTTGACTAGAAGGTTATTAAAGAAGTTATAACCATAATCACCAGTTCCAGTTCCAGAACAGATTGGATCGAAACCTATCTGATGATCGGCATGAATACTGAATGAACAGTCAGTATCACCAGTAATGACATTTAAGCCAGTCGCGAATGTAAGGTCTGTAAACCTTCGGTTTGTAATTGGTAGTCCTGTTCCAGTTTGGCAACCGCTAAGATTGGTTATCTTTATATCGGAAACTATTGCATACTTACAATCTCCTGAACTCTCTACTCCAATTCCAGTGCTAAATAAAAGACCGCTATAGACGGCGTCTTGAATACTACCTGATTCACCACCACACTCAAAGAGACTTAGCCTTTGTAGGATAGGATCAACAGTAAAGTCACCATCACACCCAGAATTCTCCCCTGTGTTTTTAGATAAAATAAAACCCGAGCCAAAATTAAGACTCTCGAAAAATCCTCCAGTAGGCTGTGCTTCTCCCGAACAGAAGTTTCCCTGACCCGTAACTGATAAGTTAAGTTCAATTACAGCAGAATGAGTTCCACTAGGATCATTCATAAAGTTGCCTGAACCTAAACCTTCTGCGCATCCGCCAGTTCCAGTGTTGGTTCCCGACAAGCAGACAGTCGATAATGCAAGACCTTTTCCTAAGACTAAGTTTGTTACATCACATATAGATGGGAATTCATATCCTGTTCCATCAGCTGAATAGTCACCAGAACCGCTAGCCTCACAACCACTGGAAATGACGCATAGACTAGTTCCGCTAGAAGGGGAGGACAGTAAAGGATAATAGGTACACTCAACATTATCATAAAAGGCGAAGAAAGTATCCCCGCTTTCTGGAGGAGTCATTCCAGAAGGAACTGTGTATATGATACTTCCGCTTGTTAGCGGATTTCCACCGGAATCATACGTCTGAGTTAGATTTTTTATTGTAGCTCCAGCGCCGTTCTCGCCAGATCCAGTAGCTGTAGCAACACCTATTCTGAACTGGTTGGGAACAGTCCATACAGCTCTAGTCCTGTCAAACCTTAAGTCTATTGGTGCTACAGGCCATGTCTCTTGATTTGTTAACCATCCCGTTAAAAATGTATCTTTTAATCCGGTATGTTGAAATGTGCCATCCCTAGCGTCGATTGGGTCGTCCACATAGTTAGGTATAGGTTTTCCTTCTGTATCATAACCCCACCCATGAAGTAACATAGGCCCTTTATGGGCAAGCATCCTAAAGTCTTCTGGAAAGGCATTTCCTGAATGCTCATTTATGACCATGTCAATTATAGGTTTGTCTTCCGGTCTTCCGTGAGCTAAGACTCTGACATCAGTATGTAGCCCTGATGGGTCTTCTGTTGTATGTTTAGGATTGTTAGGAGAATAGAAAGGATCAAGGTAAGATATATTAGTTATAGGCTCTGTCCACTCTGCAACCGGAGGGTCCATCTGAGGGGTAGTTCCCGGAGTGCTCATACCTCCAGAACCACTGCACACTCCCACTGGAGCAGAGTATCTAGGCAGATCGGAATCACCCCCTTTAGATACAGGAACCCAGTATGCGTCCATACTAGCTGCAGCAACACCACTTTGCTTAGGAGAGTTTGTTAATTGTGATCCCTTGGCAGCTTGTGAACTAGCATTTTTCTTTCCAGCAAAGCCTCCTGAACCCGCATTTATACTGGCGGTCATAACCTCGTTTGCACCAGCCTGTATATTTTTTTTATGTTGCTGCTGGGCTTTTATACCAGCTAAAGCTCTATCCGCCTTACCTTCGGCAATTGCCATTTGCTTAGATAATTTAAGTCTATCTCTTTCTCTCCTCTGAATTTCCTGTCTGTTCTTCCCCAGTATTGACAGTCTATTAGCGTTGTACTTAGCCATCTTACCAAAAGTGGGACTAAAGGTGCTAAGGGTATATGAAGTTGTTACCCCTTGTCCACCTATGCTAATGCTAATACTAGTAATGCTTGGGCCGAGATCACCTATCCATTGATACATTGGAAACTTTTGGAAGCTAAATGTATTACCAGCTACAGTAACACTAACAGTTTGTCCCGCTACATTAGCAAAGGATTCAATGGAACTCTTTATTTCTTGACCAAGCCTGTGTCTAGGAGAGCCAACAAATGTTATTGAACCCTTTTCCCCTACTTGCATGTATGTAACGCCGTCTTGTGCTTGCTCTGCAGCAGCTGCATCCATCACGGTATAACCGCCAAAGTTCCAAGGAACGATGTTGTCTGCAGCTTGAAAGGCTACTGGGCCAGAAGGGCCTTGATAACCATAAGGTCCATATCTGTCCGTATTGCTTATCATCGGCACTGATGCAGCATCAGGAGTTCTTCTTTTGATACAAGCGGAATATGCATTGTCGCCTATTTCACCGGCTTCGTTATTCTCGGCAAGAGCATTAACTACATCTTCGCCTCCGGCAACAACCTTATTTATTAAAACGAGATTGCCTTGTAAAATTGCTGGAGTTCCAGTCGCATCTTCGACTATAGAACTTAATGTAACCAATGCAGCAGGTATATCGTAATAATCAACAATCTTTTCATCAACTGTAGCTTTTATAAATAGGTCATCATCGTATACAATAGTATCGTCGGGGCTCTTTGGGAAAGCTCCAGTAACTGCAGTGTCGAAATATGCAAATGGTAGAACAAGCTGTTCTTTACTACTGAAGAAGTCCAGTCCTGTAGATGGGAATGGAAGAGTCAGTACATCTGCAATGCCTCTAGCAGGATAACCTCCATTAGAAGTGGGATTATCGGAGTATGTTATTTTGCCCGAGTCAGCGTCTGTTTGAAAACACACAAATGGTAATCTAACTAGAAACTGTTTACCATACAGTTCATTTGCAAAGTCGGTAATAAACTCATGAATTTTTGTTAAGTCCTTACTGGCGTCACTCGTAATATCGTTCGCTGGATCATCATTTGCAACAAGAGCATTCGGACGAACAAAACCGTTGCCGACCGCTTGTACTGCTGGGCCATTGGGGGCTCCATTACCTTGGTTCGCTAAATGAGGATAAATTGCAATTATTAAATCGCCTAAGTCGGTTTCGGGGGCGCTCAAGGCATATTTTTTCCAAGTGTCAAATTCTCCTATTGCAGCTCTAAATTCTGTTTCAGTTATATCAACAGTGTTAGCCCCAAGAGCGTTTATGAGATTAATATTAAGAGGTCTGAGGTCTACGGTTACAGTCCACTCGTCTGTTGCCGCATCGTGAGTCGCCGCATTTAGCTTTCCTTCCGAATCATAACCCCAGTGTTGTATGATATTGTTATTAGCTTGAGAGGTAGTATTAGGCTCACCCTGTTCATATACGGTCTGTAAATATCCACCGTACAAAAACGAAGAGGTGTTTTCGTTTCTTAGTTCTCTACCAATATCTCTTTGTGTAACATCAATGGTTGCGTTAGCAAGGTACTGATCTATAACGCCTAAGGTTGGCTGTTGTTTTCTTTTAGACGTTCTAACCTTAATAATCTTAGTTAGAGATGGTGTAATCAATAATTCTACATAATAATCACATCCGGCAATTGTGCAGACATTTGATATCATATTCATCAAAGTGTCTTGAGGGCCAGCTAATCTAAAATATTCAGGCGCAAATGGGATATCTGAAATATCTACATAATATGAAGATCCATAGCCATTTCCATTATAGTCTGCTATTACCTGAGCATCAAAATCATCTGCTGCAATAATTCCCATAGTAGGACTACCGTATATAGGGTTGTTACCTCTATATCTAGCAAAACCATAAGGAGAAAATTTGGGATTAGAAACCCCACAAAGTAACGCTTGCGTAGCGTCTCTCAGGAGATTGTATGGAGTGCCTTGATCATTATTATTTGCACCTCCAAAAGCTCCTGCAGGAGACCCAAATGAAGCCCCATTAATAAACTGTTGGGCGCAGGGATACCCTAAACTTTCTAAGTATCCATAAGGATTGATTAAGTTAGGTATGCTGCCGACATCATCAGCGTAGTCAGATATGATAACTGTCAGGTTTTCTAGGAGAAGCCTAGGATCAGCTATAGATACGGTATAAATTTGACCAGAAGGACTTTCTTTCAAATCCCAAGATTGTACTATGCCAGCAAACTCAAAGTCTTCAAACCTAAAGTAAACGGGAGCACCAATAGTTGGGGTTTGGAATCCGGGATCTTCTTTGGTCCAATAGGCTACAGATCCGGGTCTTGGGTAGTATACCTTTTTTGTTCCAGTAGCAGGCTTGCAGGTATCTCGTATAAGAGTAACTGATATATTACTCTGTTGACCATTCCAGCCCATATTCATAGATACAGACTGGACGGAAAGCCCTAAGAATAGGGTTTGGGTGAATGAACTATTGTCACATGATGGCATTTATACGTTGTCTCCTACCTTATAATATACTTCTAGCTTGGACATTCGGTATAAATATATCCAACATTTCTAGTATATCTTCCTGTTTTTACATCAAAGGACTCTGTGTCATTGGTTTTGAATATAGCTATTTCATCGTTGTACCTGCCTGATATTGATTTCCCATGAGAATCTATGATTGGACCATAATCCGGGGCTCCTAGGAATGGCTCGTATGTCCCACCTGCGGAAATAGCTTCGCCTGAATCTCCGGGCTGTGGAAGTACGACCGCTTCTATGCTTAGCTCCTCAGTATAAGACGTTTGAGTTCCTATGTCCTGTAATACTGGGCCGAGTTGCCTTCCTAAGACCTGTTGCTCCGCAAAAACTTGCGATGGATTTGTTCTGGTAACATTGATGGTTTCAGATAATACCCCGGTGTTCAAAGGAGCTTTTGTTGTATAAGTATAGCTATAACCTATATTACCTTCAGCGATATTCGTATTGTAATTCGCAGATTGTAGATTATAATCTATAGCAGGGTGGACAGCTCTTCCGCTTGCTACACTTTTTATAAATTCAATTCTTCCAGTCTGAGATATAGCTATATAGTTTTCTGCATTATCTATAGCAGTAGTAGCTTGGCCGCTGAAAAAGCTAGCGGGTGAAAATGCTGCGAATCCCTGCACAGTTCCATTGATAGTAAGCGTGTTTGTTCCCTCCGAAGACCAGTCGTAAGACACATCCCAACTATACTCATCTCTAACAGGAAATCCGCTAGAAGTAAAATCGGTACCAGACTTATCCATCCTTAGAAAAGTATCTGTTTGACTAAATGTTCCTGCTATTTCATCCCAGTCTTGACTCCTATCTTGTAGAAGGCATACTATATTTTCCCCTGTCATGAAGAACCCATCAGGAACCGAATCTCCGGGACTGAACTGTCCTGAACTATCCATATATTTCCCAAAGCCAATTCCTGATGCAGTTGCTGGACATCCTCCAGCATTAGTAGCGACATATGCGGCAGCATTTAACAAGGCCTCGCCAATTGGAGCTTCTCCATCAATAGCTTCAAGACCAGTCGCATTCTCAAGACCTTTGGCACTTATCGTCCTAGTAAGAGTTTCCGTTCCTCCTTGTGCTTCACCTGCATATGTAAAAGGTTTCTTTTCGATAGAACTTGCATATGTTGTAGTTATGCTTTCTAGACCAAGAGTTCCACTAACTACATCATCAAAACCGGCAGTGGTAGTTGGGAATATAAGCTCTACAGTATAGCCCGCTGTTTGGGTAAAGTTATCAGTGCTGTCATCCATGGTTAGACTTCTAACTATGGGATAACCACTTATCATATGTCCTTCGCAAGCTCCGCTTATTTGAGCTACGAATAGTTCTTTTTGTGTCCCAAACGCTTTAAATATTTCATTCTTTTCTCTAAATACAGATAAAACCCCACTGGTAGAATCAGTAAATGTCGCACCATCTGAACCAGTAGGAACTATTGTTCCATCTAGTGTAATTGACCAATTAACACCTATTAGAGCATTTGGACTAGTTGTATTTCCAACGAATCTTTCTTGTTGAATTGATACAAGAGGGGCGGGCATAAGCCGCTTATTATTATATGTACAATGAGTTGTTACTAAAGCCATTTTATTATCCTTAAGCGGGTTCCGTTGCGTTGAAGTTTCTGATCGCATCATCTATTGCTTTATTCATTACATCGCCTTGCAAGGCCTTCAATGCCTCTTTTCCTATTATGGTCCTCAATTGATCTGCAAGACCTCCTGTATTTAGTGTAACATTAATAGGGGCGACTGCAACATTAACAGTAACTTGATTCAAACTGTTTATAGCATCAACAAGAGTTCTGATATTTACCCCTTCTCCTCCTCCACCGGCTGCTCCCATAGCTCCACCAGCTCCCGCTCCCGCTCCCGCTCCCGCTCCGGACATCAGGTTAGCAGCTTCATTTTCAAGATTACTTTTGTTAGGAGGCAAAAGTTGGGTAAGGTCAAGATTACTTTTGTTAGGAGGCAAAAGTTGGGTAAGGTTATCCTTGTTATCTAGTGCAGCGCGTTGCTCTGGAGTTATGCCCGCTGCAGGAGTAGGTGGCACTTTCTCTAAGGTCGAGGTCCCTTGACTTATTGCTCTTTGTGCAGCTGGAGGTAATTGATCAAGTGTTTTAACTTCACCGCTTGGTAGTCTAAATCCTCCCTCTGGTTGGGCAAGTGCTGGTTCATCCGCCCCTATACCTAAGGTTCTTTCTAGAGCTTCTTTTTGAGACTTTATCAGTGTAAGGTGTCTACTGCCCTCAGGGTCTTGCCCAGTTGTCTTAAACGCAGCCTCTGCTTTTTCAACTTGCTTGGCTAGTTTGTCCCTGTTAGCCCGCATTGTTTCTTTCCTCTTAGCAATCGAGCTTGCCGAACCAGTGAACTGTCCTCCAGCAACAGCTACTCCGGAGCCTACCTGAAATCTTTCTGGACTGTCGATATTAAAGCCGCTGACATTTCGATTTCTAGCCGCATAGACTTTACCAGATCCTCCTGTTGGGTCAGCCGCAATACGCTCTAGTTCAACTCGACTAGCGTCAAGTCCACCCTTCTCATCCTCTAAGCCTTTCCTAATTTCTTCTGGACGAAGATCTTTAATTAAATCTGTCTTTGTTAATTCTTGATTTTTAATCTGTTGTGCAGTAGCAAGACCTCCACCACCTGCAGCCTCAAAATCTTCTTGAGAAACTCCGGGTAAATCTTTATTTGTTAACCCTCTAGCAAATCCTAATCCCGGCTGTGTGGTATCTACTGGAGCATTCATTTCCATCGCTGCCTCTGCTGGCGATCTTGGAACTTTTTCCTCAGGTTTGGCCGCTTGGATTTTTTCGGCTATCTGTTGGGACTGTAATAACTCACGACTTACACCGGCCTTACTCATGTCGCTTTCAGTGGCCCCTTCTTGTATCATTTTATCTCGTTGTTTCTGTATCTCTGCAGCACTGCGAAGTTTTTTACCTCTTACCGCATCGAATTGAGGAGCATCTAAATTCACACCCATTTGTTCTACTAGAGCCTGTTGAGCAGGGGTTGCACCGGCTCCTCCAGCTCCACCTTTAGTGTGTAGTTGTTCGGTCCCTCTTTTCATTTTCAGTCTCAACATTTCCTGTTCTAGGAACGCTTTGGGGTCAAGACCTGCTTTAGCTGCACCGCCCAAATTACCTGCAGCAACTCCAAGTCCACCAGTTGGACTTTTTAATCCGGCTAATTGTGCCTCTGCAGCATCCTTCGCTCTTTTTAAGTGCTCTTCGTTTCCACCTAAAAGTTTAACAATCTCCATGAGTAATTTCTCTACATAAACATCATGAACATAGATACTTCCCGGCCTCAGCATTGCGGTAGACATCTCCTCCAGAGGTTTCAAAGCAGGATCTTCGACTCCCGTCGCAGCGTCAGTTGCTGAGAATCCCCCTTGCTCTCCCAAAATCTTATCTATAGTCGAGCTTCTATCCGCCGGATCTATTTTGCCCCCAGCTATCAGTTTGTCAATTTCATTTATGGCTTCAAGGAATATGGCCATTTGAGTAACAAGGTCATTCTCAGACATTGACGTGGTCATACCAAAACCCATTGCTTGGCCTGCTGTTATTCTGCCTGTAGCCTGCATGTCTTCAAGCTTTTGCATTACAAGTTCTTCCTGTTTCTG